GTCAGTTGGTAAGTGGAGTACAAAGACTATCAGATATGCCAAAAGCTTTAAACAAAGTGCATGATGGTTTAGAAGAACTTATAGATTTTTATCAAGAAAAAATTACAGCAAAAGAAAAAGAAGCTTGTGAGCTTATTAAAAATATTGAGAGTATATTAGATAAAATGCAAGATGAAAGATACATAGCAGTTATCAGATACTATTACATTGGAGGGCTTACAGATGAAGAAACAGCAGACAAAATAGGATATGCTAAAAACTATGCTAATTATTTAAAGAGACAAGCAGTAGATACTTTTGAAAAAATTTAAAACATCTTTACAAATATTGTTGAATCTTTATATCAATATATGAGATATTATAGTTAGAATTTCATGACAAAAATTATGTCGATAATTCTACAATTCAACTTACCGTACAAAAGAAAATTAACCATTAACTAAGAAGGACTAGCAGATGCTGGTCTTTTTTAGTTAGTAGAAAGAAGGGCAGTTAGATTCTAACTTGTTTTGTTGGTTTTTCTCTTTAGAATCTATATTGCCTTTCTTTGTATTAAGGAGAAAATATGGAAAGACATCAAAATAAAAGCATTAGCAGAGAAATATTTAAAATAAAAAAATATTATTGTAGTAAATGCATATACTTTGATGAAGACAATTATAAATGCACTAAGGATAAAGTATATTCAAAGTGCTTTAAGAATAATGAGAGAGAGCCTGAAATGGCAAAACCGATATTAAGTAAAGATATTATGTTGCACAATTAAGGAAAAAGTGTCAAAAAACACGAGGAAATACTTTTTGAATTAATAATAAAATTGATAAAAGTATTGATAAAACAAAACTTAACATAAAGTAGGTGATAGAATGAGTGAAAGAGCATTTAAAACAGCAGAAGAATTTGAACAACAATTTAATAATTATATAGCATTGTGTAAGACTAGGAAAGACTTGCCAAATATAGCTGGATTCTGTGTATATGCAGATATAAACAGAGATACTTTCTATGCTCAAAAGGAGTATTACTCCGACACATTTAAAAAAATTCAAGACAAATTGGAAGATGCAACAATTAATTCAAAAGATATTAACGATACTTTTAAGATATTCTACATGAAGAATAAATTTGATTATAGAGATAGGCAAGAAATAGGTGCGGAGATAAAACAAACAAACATAACTATAGGTCTGGAAGACTAATATGGAAAATATAAACATAAAAATCAAAAAGTCCATATTTAATCCTGTTTATTTACCATACTTAGAAAATGAAGATAGGTATTTAGCTTTTTATGGTGGTGGATCATCAGGGAAAAGTTATTTTATTGCTCAAAGATGGATATATCTTATTCTAAAAACTAAAATGAATTTATTAGTAGTCAGACAAACAGGAAAATCAAATAGAGATTCAACATTTGCATTACTAGTCCAGATAATACGAGAATGGAATTTAAGCTCACTTTTTTCTATCAATAAGAGTAACTTAAGGATTAAATGTGAAAATGGAAATGAGATTATTTTCATAGGTTTAGATGATGTTGAAAAGATAAAGTCAACTACTTTTGAAAATGGAGAACTTACTCATGAATGGATTGAGGAAGCAACAGAATGTCAAGAAGAAGACATAAACCAACTTAAGATTCGTATGCGTGGTGGAACTTCTAAAAAGCAAATGGTATTATCATTCAACCCTATCAATATTTCACATTGGATAAAGAAACATTTTATAGATTCAGGACTAGCAACAGTAGTACATACTACATATAAAGACAATAAGTTTTTAACAGATGATGATAGAAAAGTATTAGAGAGTTTTAAAGATACAGATCCATATTATTATCAAGTATATGGTTTAGGACAATGGGGAATACTAGGCAAGACATATTTCAACGCAAGGAACATTCAAGAGAGAATAAATCATTTAAGAGAGCCAATAAAAGTAGGCTCTTTTTCTTATGTTTATGAGAATGAACAAATAAAAGATTATAGATGGCAAGATGACCCTAATGGATTTATTAAGATATATAAAGACAGAGAAGATAGAATACCTTATGTTTTAGGAGGAGATACTTCAGGGGAAGGCTCAGACTATTTTACAGGTCATGTATTAGACAATACAACAGGAGAACAAGTTGCAGTATTGAGACAAGAATTTGACGAAGTAGAATATACAAGACAAATGGTATGCTTAGCAAGATATTACAATGATGCTTTACTTGGTATTGAAGCAAACTTTAGTACATACCCAATACAAGAAGCAGAACGATTAAGATACACAAAACAATATGTAAGAGAAGAAGAAGACACTTACACAGGCAGAGTAGCAAAGAGATTTGGTTTTAAAACCACATCAGTCTCAAGACCTCGTATTTTAGCAGGGCTTCAAACAATAGTGTTAGAAAACGTAAATCTAATAAACGATAAAGACACTTTGGAAGAAATGCTAGTATTTGTCAGAAATGAAAAAGGAAGACCAGAAGCAAAAGAGGGAGAGCATGATGATTTAGTAATGGGATTAGCAATAGCACACGATATTAGAGAACAACAGAGCTTTAAAATAGAACAAAGAAGATACACAGAAACCTATGGAGGTATATCAGTCAATTCAGATTTTGGAGCTAGAATAGAAATTATATAAAGGAGATTAAAATGGAAGGAGTAGAGATAGGAAATATAACTATACCTGCTATTAAAGGAGACAAAGGAGATAAAGGAGATGCTGGTAAAATAATAAGTTTATCAGTAACAATGTTAGCAAGTACAGCAACTCCAACAGTAACTAATACAGGTACAGAATCAGAAGCACAATATATTTTAGGAATACCTAGAGGAACAGGAATAAGCTCAGCAGTTATTAATGAAGATGGAGAATTAGTTATAACATTAACAGACAATACGGAACTTAATTTAGGTGTAATAATACCAACATCAATTTCAAATGTATCATTAGATGCTAATTATGATTTTATAATCACATTTTCAGATGGAACAACAACAGTAGTAGGAAATATAGCAAGTGAGATACAGAATCTAATAGACACAGCATTAACAGATTATTACGATAAAGATACAGCAGATGAGACATTTGGACACAGCTTGTCATTGACACTTAACCCTACAACTTATGTATTAACAATGGGACTTGTAGATAATACTGGAGCGACCTTAGATACAAAGACAGTAGACCTACCTTTAGAGAGTGTAGTAGTAAGTGGAAGTTATGATAATACAACAAAAGAAGTAGTTTTAACATTACAAGGTGGAAGTACAGTAAGATTTAGTGTAGCAGACTTAGTATCAGGTTTACAAAGTGAAATTACAAATGCAAATAAACTAAGTGCTGATTTAGTAGATGATACAAACACAACACATAAATTTGTAACCTCAGCACAGAAAACGATAATAGATTCAGTAAAGACAAATTATGCTCATACTTTAACTTTAGGATATACCGCATCAACACAAGAACTTGCAATAGGAATAGCAGATTATAATGGAACAGTTTTAGATACAGGAATAGCAGATTTAACTGATTTAGCAAGGAAGAGTTATGTAGATGGATTAATAGGAGATATAGATACGGCACTAGATTTGTTGAATGGGGAGGTAATTAGCTAATGAGTACAAGTAATAAACTAACCTACCTAAACGAAACAAAACAAGAGTTAAAACAAAAGATAAATAATCTAGGTGGAGAAATAACAGACAATACTACATTTAGAAACTATGCAAATCAACTACAAAATGTGTACGATAACCTACCTAAAACAGAATTTCAAGAAGGTACAGAAGTAACAATAGAAGGTGGCTTAAAAGGAAAACTAGACTTTGATACAGATAGTGGTAAGAAAGTAGTAGGCATAGGGCAGACAACACAAGTTATATTGCCTAGTGGGTATCAACAAGTAGAATACATTGAAAGTAGCGGCACACAATATATAGACACAGGAATTAAAGGAAAAAATAATTTTAAAATTGAAACTTATTTTAAGACAAAAACCATTGCTTTATCTAAAGGGATTTTTGGTTATTATAATTCAAGTACTCAGACAACCTTATATATGTATTCTTCCGCAAATGCAAATATTCAAGTAGGTTTTGGGCAATTTCAAAACATTAACTTAACATTGCAAGACAACCAAAGCTATGAAGTTAGCTTAATAAATGGCGAAACAACTATAAATAACACGGAATATGAATTAACTACGGCAAGTGATTTTACTACACAAGAAAATATGTATATTTTTAAGCTTAATGGGACAACTGCTAATGGACTACCTATTCAACTCTTTAAATTCAAAATATATGACAATGGAACTTTAGTAAGAGATTTTATTCCTTGCTATAGAGTAAGTGATAATGAAATAGGAATGTACGATATAGTAAATAACGTATTTTATACAAATAGTGGTACTGGAACATTCACAAAAGGAGCAAATGCACCTACACCAAGTCAAGAAATACCAATAAAGTGTGTTACTGGTAATCAAGATGTAGTAGTAAGTGGAAAGAATTTATTTAGTAGTGAAATTGAAATAGGTGCTTTTGATAGTAATGGTTTAAACCAAAATGCTGATACAAGGTTGCGAAGTAAAGACTACACAAAAGTATCACCAAATACAGAATATACATTAAGTTGGACTACAACAAAAAATGCAAAAGTTCTAGTTATAGAGTATGCAACAAATGATTATACTACACCACAAATACAAAGGGGTAGTGGTTATGTTAGTTCTCCATTAACTTTTACAACTTCAAACACAACACATTATATAAGACTATATATAATATCAACAGGAAATAATACAACAAGTGTAACTGATATTTCAAACATTCAACTAGAAGAAGGCTCAATAGCAACAACCTACGAACTATATCAAGAACCTAAAACATATCAATTATCATTAGGAGAATATGAATTTGCTAAAATAGGAAATTATGCAGATGAACTATTGTATGATGTAGATGAGGATAAGGTGTATAAGAATGAGAAGATAGGAGAGGCTACATATAGTAATAGTGTCAATTGGCAGTATGTTAATGGAATATTCTTTAGAACATTAAGCACTTCTTATCAAGGTAATGGTACAAATATAATGTCGAATTATTTTAAAGGGGCTAATTCTCAAGCTAATACAACTGGTGTGGTTAATAACAATGCAGATAATACGGTTTGCATCAGTAGTAGTGGAGAAAGAAGGGTATATCTTAAATGTTCAACAATTACAAGCCTAGATAATTTAGATACTTGGTTTTCCACACACAACACAACAATTTACTATGTACTTGAAACCCCAACTCTAACCGAACTAACCGACACCACTCTAAAACAACAAGTAAAAAACTGGTATTACTCACAATCATTCTCTGGTACTACAATAATAGAGAGTAACGGTGATTTACCTATGATAATTAAAGTTAGAGTATTGAAAGGAGAATAGAAAGGAGAAATTATGAAAAAAGCAGTATTTAGAGCAAAATATAGAGAAGTAGAAGAACTAAAAGAGAATCTAAAAGAGACAGAGGAAAAGAAACCTGAAAAGAAAGTAGAAAAAAAAGAAACCAAGAAAGCAGGAAAAAAGAAAAATGATTAGCATAGTTTATCAGATAATACCTATCATAAGTTTTATGGTAGGTTTTTATTTTGGATTTACAGTCAAGAAAGAAGGAAAACCACCTGAAATTAAAACTCCTAGAGAGATTATTAGAGAAAAGAAAGAAGAACGCAAAGAAGAAAAGAACAGAGAAATATTAAGTCAGTATTTAGATAACATAGAAAGTTATCCCTATAACCAAAAGGATATAAAGGAGTAATTAGATGGAAGAAGAACAAGAGAAAATAACTAGTATATGGAATCTGTACGAGATAGGAAAGAATTATAACCATAGTCAGAATATGTACACAGAAGGCAGAGAGAATTATAACTTTTACTTAGGAAGACAATGGGAAGGTTTAAAGAGACCTATCAAGTCAAGTGATCCTATTGTTATGAACATCATAAAGCCAATAATCAAGTATAAAACAAATATAGTAAATCAGAACTCTTACTCTATCGTGTTTAATCCTAACACTTATGAAACACTTGAGGATTTGCAAACATTAAAGAGCCTAACAAAAGGTTTAAACCAATTTGTTATGAAGATGTGGGAGAAATCTCAAAGTGGTAAAAAGGTAAAAAACATAGTAAGGAACTCAGCCATAAATAGTGAAGGAATAATGCACTTTTATACAGATGGAGAAATAATCAACTCAGAAGAAATAGACAAGAACAACATCTATTATGGAAATGAAAGCGAATCAGATATACAGAAACAGCCTTATATTCTAGTAACCTTTAGAAAACCTGTAGAAGATGTTAAAACACTTGCTAAGAAGTATAAAGAAGAAGGCAAAAATAAACTAACCAATAGTGATATAAAGGGTATTCTACCTGATAACGATACTTATGAACAACAAGGCTCAGATAAAATGGCAGAAGAAATAACTCCAATGTGCTTAGTAATTATGAAATTCAAACGTAATGCTAACGGAACTATTAACGTATCAGGAGCAACAAAAACAGCAGATATTTTAGATGAACAAGACACAGGAGCTGAACTTTATCCATTTGCTCATTACATATGGGAAGAAGAAAAAGGCTATGCAAGAGGAGTAAGTGAAGTAAGAGGACTTATTAATAATCAGATAGAGATAAATAAAACAGCAACTCGTAGAGCTATCTCAGTAATGATGACAGCATATCCTAAAATTGTTTATGATAAAGATAGAGTAAATAACCCTGAAAGCTTAGAACAAGTGGGAAGTAAAATAGAATTAAAAGATGTAAGAGCTGATAATGTAAGTAACTTAGTAAATTATTTACACCCAGCAACAATGTCTCCAGATGCTTATAACTTGCAACAAGATTTAATAAGTGGAACAAGAGAACTTGCAGGAGCAGGAGACAACGCAACAGGAAATATTGATCCTACACAAGCAAGTGGTAAAGCAATACTCGCTGTACAACAAGCATCACAAATGCCAATAAATGAACAAGTAGATAATTATAAATATTTCTTAGAGGACTGTGGAAACATTATTTTTGACATTATAAAAACAGAATATGTAGATGGATTAACACTATACTCAAGTGAGGAAACAATTAATGATTTAGGACAAACTGAAAGCTTAGAAAGACCTTTTACAATAACACAAGAAGAACTAGATAAGATAGATTTGAATTTAAAGATAGATATAACACCTAACAGCCCATATGATGTATATGCAACAGTAATGACACTAGAGAATATGCTTATGAAAGGATTAATTAACTTAGAAGAATTTACAGAGGCACTTCCTGAGGATAGCCCAGAGCCTAAGTCAGATTTAGAGACAATTATAAGAAAACGTAAAGAAGCAAGAAATATGATAGCAGGTATGCAAGAACAAGCAAATGCTTTGAATAGTGCTATGAATCAGGAAATGATAAATCAAGGAGGGGATATAGATGGAATGTCCTATATGCAAGATAGTGGAAATGAGAGTCAAAACACAGACCAACAACAAAATAATATGGGAATGTAAAAAGTGTGGGAGAGAAGAAGAACAAGAAGTAGAAGAAATAGAGGAAGGCGAATAACCTTCTTCTTTTTAATTAGTCCATAATTGCGAAGACTATAAATCTCAATGGAGTGGGGACACTTTAAATCGAATTAATAGTGGGGACACTTTAAATCGGAGAACAGAATGGAAGAAAACACAAATGTTGTTACAGAGGAGAACAACGAAGTAAAAACCTTTACTCAAGAAGAAGTAGATGCAATTAAAAATCAGATGAAAGAAGATTATGAGAAATCATTTGATGAGAAGTTTAACAAGAGATGGGGAAGGGAAAAGAACAAGCTTGAACGTAGTAATGCCAAAACAAATGAATTAATTGACCTTCTTAAAAAAGAGACAGGGAAAGAAAACATTGATGACTTACTAAGCTTAAGCTATGAACAATATGGAGTAGAAAGACCTAATAAAGAATCAGAAAAAGATGAGGAAGTGTTAGGCAAATATGATGCTAAAGAGTTTTTAGACTTAGATGATTTTGATGAAATTCAAGAAGAAGCTAATAGACTTGCTGAACTACCTAATAGAACAGCAAGAGAACAAGCAACATTCAATGAACTTGCAAAATATCTAACAGCTAAAAAGTCAGAAGCAAAAAGAAATTTAGAAATTGAGGAAAACGGACTTGATAAAGCTATCCTAGAGAATGAAGATTTTAAAGAATACATGAGTAAATTTAAAGAAGATACTCCACTTAAGTTTATTTATGATAGTTATTCACAGATACACAAGAAAGAAAAACCATTTACTACAGGAAGTTTACAAGGAACAAATGTAGAAAATAAGAACACAGTAAAAGACTTTTACACATATGAAGAAAGTTTACAATTTACTAAAAAAGATTTTGACAAGAATCCTGCTCTATGGAAAGTTATACAAGAGTCAATGCCTCAATGGAGTAAAAAGTAAAGGAGAATTAATATGTCAGTACAATATTTTCAAAGAGAAATCTGGGCTAAAAAAATACAAGACAGCCTAGAATTAAAAGGAAGACTAGTTAGACACTGTACTAGAGCATATGAAGGAGATGCTGAATATGCTAAAACAGTTAGAATTTTAGGAGTAGGAACTCCAAAAGTAGATGCTTATAACGGAACAGTTACTTATGAGCCAATGGATGACAAAAAGCAAAACTTGGATATAGATATTCAAGAATATTTTGCATTTGTTGTAGATGATATTGATAAAGCTCAGAGTATGCCGGGCTTACCTGAAAAATATCAAGAAAAAGCAGTTAATAGATTATCACAACGTAGAGAACTTGTTATAGGAAGACTTGTTGCTGGAAAAGCATTGTCAACAGCTAATGAGCTTAACGCAACTTATGCTTTGACTTCTGATTCAGCTATTGTTCCTTATAAAGATTACTACAAAAAAGACGGAAATGATTATAAGAGAGTAAAAGAGCCAGTAGTAGCTGATATTGCAACATACTATGAAATTACATCTGCTACATACAAACAAGGTGCTACAAACATTACTACAGCATCAGGAAAGACACAACAGGCTATAAAAACTGCTATTGATACAGCTCTAACAAACTTAAGAATTAGAAATAATGAAGATGGAGGATACCTAGAAATAGATCCTACAACTTACATGAGCTTTAAGAATAACTTAGTAGAATTATCAACAAACAACCCTGAAATGATTAGACGTGGTGTTGTTGGTATGTATGATGATTTTGAAGTAACAAGAACAAATGCAGTTTATGATGATGGATCATATCATTGGGCTTTTGCTCATAGTGGAAATGCTATTGCTTTTGTTGGACAAATCAATAAAGTAGAGGCTATGAGATTAGAGTCAACATTTGGAGATGGTGTTAGAGGACTAGACACATATGGTACAAAGATTATAGCTCAAGATGAACTTGAAGCAATAAAAATACCAGTTTAATTTAAGAGAGTGGTGTAATACCACTCTTTTTTTATGCAAATAAAGGAATGATAGCTGTTCGATTCAGCTAATTTGCAAGGAGGAGAAAAATGAACGAAGTAAAAAAAATCTATGTGCCAATACCTCAACCTGAGGTTTACTACGGAATAAGAGTAGATAAAGAAACAAAACTAGAATTTGAAAACAATTTTGTAAAACAGAGACTAGAGAACTTAGTACTTTATACAGAGCAGAACATAGAAAAAGAAACATATAAAACACACGTTAATACTGAGTTATATCTAACAGAAGGAGACCTTTTGTTGTTAGAAGAAGATGCAAGAGGATATTTCAAACCTAGTGAAGTTAAATTTGGCTCTATAGATGAAGCAATAAAAGAGATGGAATTTATCAAAGAACAAATTTCAAAAGTAAAGGAGTAAAAGATGACATACGGAGAGAATAAAAAGATATTTTTCAGCTTAATAGATGAGTATGCACCTAACACAGAGTTTTTTACAGAAGATGAAGATGCAAAAACAAAGTGTGCTAATCTTTATGCACCTGCTTATCAAGAACTAGCAGACTACAGGACAAGAAAAAAGCTAAAAACACTTGAAGTCGAAAAAGGGGAAGGCTATGAAGAATTTAATCTCCCAAAGGCTCAAGAGATAAGACAAATAATAGGAGTAGATGATAATAACAACAGAAAAAGTGTAGACTGGTGGACAGCAGGAGAGAAAATCTTTATTAATCGTAAAGAAGATGCAAAAGTAATGATAGAGTACACACCTTATTTATCAGTAATTACAGATGATACAGAAGATGAATTTGAACTAGAGATAGACCAAGACTTGCAAATGATTTTACCTTATAAAGTCGCATCAGACTTATTTAAAACTGATCCTCGGAGAAGACTGGACAGCATTTGAAAAAGAATATCAAAGAAGACTACAGTCTATTAAAACTTCAAAATGGGGATTAAGTGCAAATGTAACAGAAGGAGAATTTTAAAATGCCTTTAGGAGTAATAAGAAGCATTGTATCAAGAAAATATACAGACTTTAGAGGTATAGACCTTTTAAACAATGAAACTGAAGTTGATCCTAGAAGAAGCCCTGACTGCTTAAACGTATGGAAATCTTATAACTTAGCACAGTCAAACATTATACAAACGAGACCGGGTATAACACTAATAGCTAATTTAGGGGAAGGCTCAATACATTCTATGTATGTATATAGCTCAGATACAGCAATAGTACATATTGGAGAAAAACTAATAAAATGGGTAGGTTTTCCTAGTGATGTAATATCAATAACAGAATTAAAGAACGATATGCAAGATAACGAATCAGTAATGTTTTATTTCAAAGAAGATATTTACATATTAGATGGAGAGAACTACTTAAAATACAATGGGACAACATTAGTAAACGTATCAGATATTGCTTTTGTACCAACAACAACAATAGGAAGAAGCCCATCAGGACGGAGGAGAGATGTATCAAGATGTAAACTTGCTAACTCCAAAACGTAAGAACTCATTTAGTGCTGACGGAACTTCAACAGAGTATGTTTTAGATGCAACAAATATAGACTCAGTAGATAGAGTAATAGTAAATGATGTAGAAGTAACAACAGGGTTTACAGTAAATACTTCACTCGGAAAAGTAACCTTTACTACTGCTCCAACAACTCCAACAATAATTGGGCAAGACAATGTAATAATTGAGTTTAGTAAAACAGTATCAGGATA